TGATGCGTCAGTTCCTGCACTAGTACCATTAGTAGCATTGTCGTAAATAAACTTCAATACGTTATAGTCATAGTTTTTCTTTAATGAATATGCACCTGAAGAGGTTGCAAGAGCTTCAAAGTTTACATGAGATTGTCTTTCTTCAATATCATCTACTTTAAAAGCAAAATATGAACCTTGATCAACTGTCATAGTTATTTGGTCATCAGCTAATATTTGTGTATCAACTGTTTGACCTCTAGCATAATCTCTGACTGTGATTGTCGGCTCTTTAATGATCTTTACTGTGTCACCAAAGTTTTCAATTTCTCCAGCGTAATCAGTGTTAGTAATATCCTCTACCACTGATGCTCTTCTGAAGAATTTTTGAACTTTCTGACTAAAGATCTGTGGAGTAAAATTACCTTGTGAAAGGTTATTATATCCAGTAGCATTTGTAAAAGCCATAATGCTTCTCCTTATTGTTTAGTTAGATTGTTAACGATATTCAATCCTACCTTCTAAACGAGCAAGGTCAATCTCTTTTTCAAATTTTTCAAACTGATGAGGTTTTAATTTAGAAATCTCACTAGTTGTCCAAACTTTTTTCTTTGGTATATCAGAATCAGTAGCCTTTTTAGTTTTAGAAATTGCTTTAGCAGCTTCTTTTTTAATATCCTTTTCTTCTTTTCTATTTAACTTACTAATACCACGATCCATTTTATATAGATCAATAGCTCTAGCAGCTAATTTAGAGTTAGATGTATTTTCATACAACCAACCTTGAATAGTAGGATCTTGTTGTTCAGCCCAATTATGAAAATCATCTTGTGAACGAAGTTCATTAAAATCTGGGTGAAGTTTTAAAAGTTCTACTTCAGCTTTTTCTTTTGCAATTTGTTCCTGTTGGAGTTGTATATCTTTATATTTTGTTTCAAGATCTGCAGTTTGAGTAGTAGCTTTGTTCATTGCTATAGTTTCCACCATATCATAAACATCGGGGTACTCTTTTCTCCATGCCTCTAATTCTTGTTTAGATTTAGGTGGCACAAATTGTGTGGTACTTGATTCTAATTGTGTACGCAAAGATTTAAGCTCATCCTTGTGTTTATTAATTGTAGAATCATAGTGTTTTTTCAAATCGTCATAACGTTTCTTAAAAACACGATCTTCAGCTTTTGCAGGGCGTTCAGCGATAGGAGTAGCCTTTTGATCCGTAGGGTCTGCAGTCTCTTCAGATGCATCGGTGTCCTTCTGTTCGGTTGCTGCTTCTGCTTCCTTTTCTCTTTGTTCCCTATGAAACTTTGTTAATTCACCTTTAGCAAATGCCTCAGTTTCAGCATCATCAGTATCTCTAACTTTACTGTAAGGATTTGCTTCTTGTAATTTAACTTTAGTTTCTTCAGAAACTTTTTTGTCTTCTTCCATTATTTTTACCTATTGGTTGAGTGCCTTATGGATAAGGGTAGCTCTAAACTTGTTGAGTCTCCATAGTTTGTGGGCTGATATCAGTTTCCATTTCACCAGAATCAATATTATCCATTTCACTAGTAACATTTTCTTCTGGTTGAATATTAGTTTCTGTATCAGGTGGCACAGATTGTTGATCCATTTGTCCAGCTAAGTCAGATGCAAAACTTTGCACAGCTTGATTTTCATCACCACCATATTTTCTTACAGCAAAACTTTTTACTATAGAAACTGGTAGTACAATGTTTTCTTCCTCTTTTGTAAATCTTGCTAAAAGAGGTGCAACATCTGGTGCTAATTTAGATATGACTTTACTAACAGATGGAGATAGAACTACACTTAATGTAGCTTTATCTTCATCAGTTAAATTTTGTATTTTTTCTGCTAGTACACTTTCTTGTGGTGCAGTTTGTTCTACTGGTTGTTCTGTAGGTTTTCTTAATTCTGTTGGCATTTTAATTTTAGACATGTCTGGTACTGCTACATTTGAAGTATCTTTATTCATCATACCTGTTGTAGTAGGTTGATTCTTAGTCACTGTACCTTTCATATTGTCTATTGCCATTATTTTTTACCTGCCCAGTAACAAATTGGTAAAAGTATTTTTCTATATACTCTACCTAATAAATGTTTTTTACCTTTCATTGACTGTCTCATATCAATTGTGCTATGTACAGCAATATGTTCTAATATATTTTTAATAATTTTATTTGTCTTAGCAATTTTAACTAATGGTAAAAATAATTTATGATATCCTCTTTGATATTCTGGTGAAAGATTTTTATGAAATTTCATCCATATTTTATTTCTAAAAGAACCAAATCCATATGATTCATTCATCATAGTACAAACTATTTTAGTTTTACCACCACCTGGGCCATCATCAGCACCTGCTTTTAAATTAGGATTTGCTGCTTTTTCTTTTCTATTTTTTTCTACATAGGTATTTTTTTCATTATTGTACTCTCTAGATTGTCGTTTAAAATCGTTAGTAGTTCTATGAAAGTCTGCACTTACACCTTTTGGATTATATCTTAATCCATTAGCTTCTGCATATGCTTTATCTCTTACACCACGTTTTTCTACTGTACTTTCTCTGTTTGATATTCTTCTTTCGCCAGCTTTTGATAAATTACCATATTTAGAAACTGCATTCATGCCTGCATATAATTTAGTTGCAGGATTACCTACAATTCTCTGACTATCAACTGATGATCCTAAATCACCTCTAGTTTGAAATTTTCCTTTATTAAAAGTTACTCCCTCTGCTGATTCACCAACAGGTCTACCAACCTCTCCTAATACCATCATTAAAGGTGATATTTGAGAAAATGCTTGTGATAAAGAAGTTGATACAGTTTTTAATGCAGACTCTTTAGGTTTAGATTTTACATCAACTTTTTCACCTGGGGCAGCTAATGCACCTTCTTGTGATATACCTTTAAATCTATCTAGATCCATAGTTGATATACCCATAGTTCTATCTTTTGGTGATGGTAAATCTGATCTTTGTTGAGTTTGAGTATCTGTTGTAATACCTAATGCTTCATTACCTCTATCAGGTCCTTCTCCTGCATACTCACCTGCAATAGGTTTAGTTCCAACTTGTGCTCCAAATTCTCCAAATGGATCATCTGGAAGTCTACTTCCTCTATCTATACTTTCTTGTGTAGGTTTATCTTTAAAATAATCACCTTTAACATATCTATCAACAAAATTTTTCCATGGTGGATCTACTTTCTTACCTTGAACGTTAGCTGATGTTACAGGTAAATCTTGTTTTGGTTTTTCTAAATTATCAATAGGTATAATTAGATTATCATTACTTATTCTAGTATCTGTTGGTAAATCCATTAATAAATCATCTAAATTATAATCACCAGTACCACCTTGTGGTAATGTATCTTGTCTACTAAATTGTTCTTGAGCAGTATCAGGTGAAAATACTCTCTCATATGGACTTTTAATTTTTAAAGCTCTATCCGCAAATGTTTCATCTTCTAATGTTGCATTATATGTACTACTTAATAAATCACTAGTTTGTTCTGCAGCTTTATACATAGACTCATTAGTAAAATCTTCTCTATTATCACCTCCAGTTCCACCAGCAGAACTTCCTCCGCCTGAATCTGGATCTGGAGTTGGGTCAGGAGTTGTACCTGAATCTGGTGGTGTTGGATAAGCTGCCTGTGTTAAATCAGGTAAATTTAAACTAGGTAGTTTAGTAAAATTTACTTTATTTAAACTATAAGCTCCTGTATTAGGATCTCTTACTAAGTCTAATGTACCGCCTGTTGTTCTATGATAATCTTGTTTAGCCATTGTTAATTTTGCTCTGTCGGTTCGCCTCTTCTAGGTTGAGTATTTGCCGCACTAAAGCCAGCTTCCCCTGGCATCGGTACATTGCCTGTTCCGATGTTGCCACCTCCAACTCCTGTTGGATCTGTTGGCGAAGCTCCTGTAGGTATTTCACTAGATGGTCCCATTTGACCTTGTCCTCCAGTAGCGGCTGTATTATTTTGATTTCCATTTGCCATTCCCATTATTTGTGCATAGATCGCAGCTTTTTCTGGATCATTAATTAATTGATCTGGATCAATATCTAAAGACTTAGCT